CCAATCTACCATTGATTGCCAATCTCATTTGGAGATTGGTAAGGTATTTCGCCTGTTGTCTAATTTGTTGACCACGTGGCGAAAATATTGATGAAGGATCTGTCTTCATCGCTTCTCTTGACAGCAATCTTTCAAAGTGGTCATCAGAGTTAATTAATTTTAAACCCTGTGCCTGCAATGCTGTTCTACCTACTACGAAAGACTTGCCACTTCCTGGACCACCAGCAAGGAACACTGCCTTAAAAATAGCAGGATCGTTTATGCCTTCAAGTATGGTTTCGAGATCCACTATTTCCTCGCAATAAGTTCATTTACAATACCATCCACTCTTTCATTGTGGTTGGTAATTAGTTTGTATAATCCTTCACTATTTATAAGATTTTGACGTTCTTCAGAGGTAAGAGGAGTCTGTCTCTTGTGTAATCTATTTAATCTGTTGAATAATCTACGAGTAATACGATCCATTAATACTGTTCCTAGAAATCATATGGACCAGTAGAACCGCTATCATCTGGCAATCCAAGACTGTATTGTGTTTTGCCATTTACTTTAGATGCGGTAAGAGTTTTATTACGATTATCCGATATATTACGCTTCCACGTAATGTGTATCCATCCTGATGATGGGTCTCCAGGAGTGTAGAATTCTAAAATCAACTGATCAAACTGTAAATTATCACGAATCCACTTTGCTAACTCTAGGTTGTCAATGTTATCACATTCTAGATCTGCAGCTTCTCCATGACAGTGTTGAGAGTTCGGTGAACCACCAACAGCTTTATTCAATTCTGGACCACGATATCCAGAATTAATTCTGGTGACACCGTGTTCATCTCTGATTTTTTGTACGACATTCTCAAATAATGCTTTTGCATTTTCGAGATGCTCTTCATTTGGAGTATTATCAATACCCAACCTAGTAGCAGTTTGAGATCTCGTAAACTCCTTCAACGTAAAGTTTTTTGATAATTTCATATTAATCCTTTAGATATTGTGAAAATGATATATAAGTTTCATTCAGTTGCATACCTTTACGGACTTGGTTGAACAATTTTTTCTTATTCCTAGCCGAATAGGTTGTTGGCAGACCGCGACTGAATTCATCAAATTTATTATTCTTTGCTGCCAATCTCATTTTACTCGCACTCATACCAGTAACACCTTCAGCATCTGGATCTCTCTCACCTGCAGATACTGCCTTTACTGTTTTGAATGTGAAGTCTTTTCCATTGTATTTGTCTAACAATCTTTGGAAATCTGGTACTCTATCAGATCCAGCAACCATAATAATATTGTCATATTTACCTGTCAACAATTTTAATTGAGAGATAAAATTAGGATTCATACGATCTGATAATTTAAAATTCGTGTTTGGGAACATGCCCTTTAAGTGTTTTAATTTTTCAGTTGGTGGCAGTGGATTCTTATTTTTGTCTTCGGAATGACTCGCTATAATCAGATGGTCTGCACGACTTGTATTTGCCATACGCTTTACTTTTGTGATCAGTTTACCATGACCAACTGTTGGAGGGTTCATCCTACCGAATGCGAACACTAATGTCTTGCTCATCTATCCCATGCCTTTATCGCTGTAAAGTTATTGAAACTAAATTCCATACGATCTACGAGTTTAACAGCGTTGCCACCCACACGATCGATAGCGACATAACCTTCTGGTGTTGTAGCTTTGAAACCGTTACTTGTTCTAATAAATGTGCCAATACTTTTTACAGTATCTAATTTCTTTACAATCAATGCTTTGGCTTTAGCAATACCTGCCATGAATTCAAATACATTTCCAAGTAAACCTTTGTATTCATCACACAATTCTATTGCGCTCTTTTTCTTTTCAGCCAGTGCATTCTGTGACTTTTCAGTCTTGAGTTTTGCGATCTCTGTGTCGTATTTGTCAGAAACCCATTGTTTATATCCAGATGCATGAGATGATTTAAGTTGTGTTTGATTTCTTACGAGTGAATTGATGTAAGTCTTAACACTTGCACCAACCATCTTGCCAGTAAAACCAGCTTGGAAGTTCATAAATGAATTTAATTGATATGCATTTATTGTCCTGAATGTTCTACCGACACCTGATAGTACAGTTGTCACTGCAGCTGTCTCGGTTTGGGTAAATGTTGCTTTTCCTGATACATCTTTATATGTCGCATCGTCCATCCAGACGTTACGATTCTTACGAAGATTACTAATGTTTGCACCAAAAGATGCTCTCATCTCAGGAAGAGATTTTCCAGAATATGTTGTATGCCAAACCACACCGATCTTTGCTTGTTTAATGGTGGCGTCCAGTGGCGTTCCTTGTGGAACTGCATAGACGATTGTATTAGGTTGGAAAGTCGTGTGCCTTTGACCGTCAATCATATCAGACTCTAGGTCAGATGATGTAAACATCAAATCACCTTGGAGGACGTTTGTAATGCCCAGCTTTGAAAACTCGCGCAGAGCAATACTAAATTTAGATTTTAATGATTGGGGGAGTCTGCTATCATTATTGATATCAGAATTAGATTTGTAAAGTAAAGGTGTTTTATTAAACACCGATTTCTTGGCAACAAAGAACTTGTTGTCAGATGGATCGATACCTGCAAAAATAGCTGGTGCACCATCCCACTTTACCGTCATATTGATTGACGAGCGAGAGTTACCAGCCAACATATCTCTAAGTGATCTTAGAAAATTGATAGAGCCACGTGCACCACCAATACCAAAATTGAGGATTTCATCCTCAATATGTTCTAGATGCAGATTTTTTCCTTCAGCATCTTCATTTAGATATGTCCTTAGACTTTGCATTCTTTGGTTGTCTCTTCTTTAACTTCTCAAGTTCTTTTATTTTATGGCTCAACTCAGTTTGAGTAAGAATTAACTGCTCATTAAGTTCTGTGTTCAATTTTAGCACTTCATTGTACTTGGTTGCTATAACCTTTCCTTGTGCGAGTGCTTTCAATCGATCTTTATAAAGATTTGTGATCAGTTCAGATAACATCTCTTCATAGACTACATTAACTTGTCCTTCAAGTTCAGCCATTGTATTCCCTATTTATAATCAATGAACCTGTTGTGGCTCTTGACGTTTGAAGTTTTCCGCGAGTTGTTTTGCAACTCTCAACCAATATTTTTTAGCCCATTCCGATTTTGCTCGGTCATGTGCTGCCATTGCATTTTTGATCAGATGATCGTATCTATGCATTTTTTCTAGTGCTGTCATCATTTTGATTTCCTCACCAACTTAACACCTCTAGAATGAGATAAAAAGTTTCTAATTTTATGTTTCAGTTTGGGTTTAGTTTTTTCTTCGTTAAGAAGATCAATCAAAAACTCAGTAGTTTCATTTTGCATAAAATATCTTTTTATTGTTTTGGTTTGAGATCCATCAGCATTTCTTTTTACTTGAATCTCATCCTTTTTATATTTTACTGGCATTGTTTCTCCGTTTATTCAGACGTAAATTTCCTATTACGAACGATTTTTCTTTTCGTTTTTTCCATTTTAGAAACCACAATTTCATCTTCATAAGCAAGAAAATTATGAATTCTTTTTAGAATACCAAGTTGTAACATGCGCAATGCATTACCACGTGGTAGTGCCCAACCTGCCATGAATGCAATAATTACTGCATAACCATGATTTAAAGTTTGAGCCAATATTTGAATAGGATCTTCCATGATTCCTTAAACTCCGTAATATTTCTTCAGGATTTGCAGCTTTTCATCTGCATTAGCCAATAACTCAACTTGAGTTTCTATGGCTTGGACGATATCGGGATGTTCACCAATACCAACTGACTGCTCCAAGTAAACGTCAATGTTTGCTTGTGCAATAGCTATGTCGCCTTCTAGTTTTTTAGCGAGTGCTTTAACTAAAGGACTTGATTTTGCTCTTATTTGCATCTCTTACTCCATAACAAATTGATGTGGACTTACCGTTGATCCACGCGAGACTATTTATGGCGTCCAACCCAATCATTCTGGCTGAGAGATTTTATCTCCCAACTTTTTACTTACCTTTTGAACAGCGTTTCTTACTGTTACTGATTTGTGGTCTTTTTTGCCATAATCAGAGGCAAGATTAGAATTCGGATTAGCATCAGATATTTTAGAGAGAACCTCTTTGAAACCATCTGGTGCTTTTGTTCTATCACCGACACCACCTTTATTTAGGTTCGGTGCTTTGAGATATGCTCGTTGTAAATGGGGATTATCTTTCGCAAACTGATCGTATTCGCTTATTGATACGAGATGTTCCTCGTACTGATCAGTTTTGGTATTTAGAAAGTCATAAATCGGCATACAATATATATCTCAGTTATTGGCGCATCTGGTAGGACTCGAACCTACAACCCTAAGATTAGAAGTCTTATGCGCTATCCAGTTGCGCCACAGATGCATTTAATCTAAGCGTTGTGAGTACTGACCCACTCTCCTGCAGTATTGAAGACAGCAATCGCTGTACCTCGTTCAATACTATATTTATTGCGGAGATAATCAATGTCTCCGTCGGATGGAAAATTTGACACATCACGTGTCAGCTTAACCACAAAGATCTCATCAAGACCTTCTTTTGCCATATTACAATTCCTCGTCAAATAGGCGTTGCTCATTAAGTTCATCAATCATTACGACCAGTTCAGGACTGGTGAAATGTTTTACAGAACCGTTATGTTGGACACCGTAGCATCCTAACCATGCTTCAGCAAACTCTTGTTCAAGAGTATGCCGAGCAAACTGATCAATAGTTTCGACACCTTTGTGTCGCCAATATGTAGCAGTTGATGGTATTTTGAAGACGCGACCTTCGTTAAGGCGGTCTATGTGGTCAAGTAGTGCATCCATTTATGCAGCCACCTTCGCATTTTTTAAGAAATCCTCGAAGGGCATGTCGATTTCCCAGTCTTGTAGACCTTCAACCGTACAATAATCACGCTTGTCCATTCCTGGACCATCGAGAATGTTTGTTACTTTCACAACCTTATCCACAAGTTCCATGGTTTCTAAATCCATGCCTTTCATTACAAAATCAGTATTAAAAATAGCTTCATAATCTAACATAACAAATCCTCTCTTAACAGTTATACACACATTATGCCTCATAATGCGTAAAATGTCAAGCGTTTTTTTGTCTAATTTCTACTTTTTTATGGCTTGAGAACCAAAGAAAGCTGCAACAATTGCAGCAACAGAAACAAAGTATACCGATGCCATATCACCGAGGATCTTTGCAGCCTGATCAAGACCGATCAGATTGGCTGCAACCACAGCTGCAGGATATAAAAGCATTCCTGCGAGAGAGTACCATGCCATCTTACGCTGGGCATCTCTCATTGCATCTTCATCCTCGAGTTGCTTACGTCTAAACTCGAGGTACATTTGTTCTTCTTCTTTGCTTACTTTGCCATCGCCGTTAGTATCGGCTGGATGGTGTGATGTTTCACTCATTTTAATCTCCTCTAGAGATTATTTATAGCGAAACTACTTTTCGATAGCTTGGCAGTTAGCTTTTCTGTGCTTGTTCCACGCCATGAATCCAGCAAGTACCAATGCCCAATATGCAAGATTGTTCAATAGATGAAATCCATTTTGTTCAATATTGATATCACGAAACAGTTGATCAGCTTCGTTTTGAGTCATTGGAGCAGAAGTAGACTTCTTACCCTTTTTCAAGAGTACAGTGTATTTGTAGGCATAATCGTGTACCAATCCACCAACAAGCAATACACCCACAGGTGAGAGCCATGATGCTAGAAACTTGGGTACAGATGCACCATCAAATACAAATCCTTTAGGAATGACATAGTTTTCTCCATTCACTGAAAAATTCCAGTCTTTAGAGATTTGCCAAGTTCTGACACCAGTAATCCACATCCAGATTGCTCCCCAAAATCCTTTCCCTGCAGTTGGGATAGTGATAGGTTTCATATCTGGCATCTCTTTATATGAAAGATTTACCAGTGGTTCTTCTTGGTCTACGCCAAACATATTTACTACGAACCCAATTATGATCAGAATACCGACAACAGTAAACTGCCAAAAATTAAGTGCTTGTGTGATAATCATATCTACCATTTATTTCTTCTCCTCTTTTTTTTCCTCTTCACCGAACACTGGTGCGACCTTATTGCCCCCAGTGATAGCGTTCTCATAATAAATGATTATTTGTTTTTGTTGCTGTAAATATCTTGCGACTTCAGCAACATTTAGAGCCATTGTTTCATACCCACGAACAGACATCGCATAGAACACCCATGGCTCTCCGTTCTCTTTTTTGTAGGTTGCAATAAACTCATCCCAGTTTTCTTCTGTAACTACATAATATTTTGCATCACCGAGAGTTACTGGTTTTGGATTTGCCTGCAGTGGTATTTTCTTTTCAATAAATTCATTTTGTACCACTACACGATCTTCAGGAGATCTTAATAAGGCACAACCACTAATCAGAATCGATAGCAGTAAGACGCTCGATATCATCGAATACTTTCTTAGTTGCATTGTTTACCCTCTTTTCTATTAATCCAGGTTTTTTCAGAGACAATAATGATAGATCGTGTCGTTGAAATTTATTCAATAACTCGTCTTTATATTTCTCTGCTTCCTGAAGACTTGCTGTTAATTGTATATTTTGCTGTTCCATTTCTGCAGCAAAGGCAGTTGCTTTTGAGAGTGCTTCAGCATTTGCAGCAGAAACTTGTTCTAACTTTGCATTGTTTTCTCTCAAAGTATCAATTCTGTTTTGCATATCTTTATATTCCCAGTACGCACCAAATAGGATTGCACCGACAACTCCGAAGATAGCCAAAAATGCATAGACTCTGATCATACGTCTTCTTTCTTATAAATTGTCCATGCGCCATAACCGATAGCAAACAATGCTATCAAATTAGCGATAGGTTTTAAAACTAGGAATGCGATTCCTGCAATGATTAGGATGACACCATCCCAAGTTGTTCTTTCCCAAAATCTTTCTTCAATCCAATTTAATATTTTCATTTACCATTTCTCCAAATTTACGCCACGAGTATTAAATGTACCCATCGCTCTGTTTTCTCTATAATCGTATGGGACACTAAC